CCACGTGCTTCGCCATCTAGGGATGAACGCATAGCAACTGATGCTAAACACTTACCAGTTACGTTAGGTAGGTTAGCAAGGACTAGGTTGTTACGCTCTGGGATAAAGATTAAATCCTGATCCTTGTCGTGGTAACGGACAACAGATAGGTTAGGTGAGCCTTGTCCATAGTTGTTGCGTGTCAAAATCTGTGGTGCAAACTCTGGATACTGTGCAGCCAGTGATTCACCATCCATTACAACTACCTGAGATAGTGAAATGGTGCGACCAAAGCGGTCAATCTCAGGGTAGACACCAAATGGGTTAAGCAAACGGATACGTGGAGAGTTAGTCTCGTAATCCATCTCAACAAGTGCTGGCAACATACCGTAAGTATTGAACCAGTCTGCACCTTGGTACATCTGAATCTGTAGATCAGAGGCTGTAACAAAGTAATTAGCGATACGAGTACGGGTATCTGCAGCTTTACGCTGTGCATCTGAAACCATATTGACTGCAGCGCAGTTAAATGATGGCAGTGGTGCCATCACCTCTGCTAAGTCGCGGGCTGCAACGTCAACGAAGTTAGCAACGAGAGGCTTTGGGTAATCCTCTGAGAACATAGAAGGGTAAACCTTGCTAATGTCTCCTTGGCGCACCGAGAGCACGTCGCGCATACGCTGATCGCGCCCTGCGAATTTGGTCTGAAGGCGACCTACCTTCGCAATGACCTCTTTAGTTGTTAACAATTGTTTTCCTTACTTAGACTTTTTATATAATCCTGGGTACTTCTTATCAATGGCTTGCTTCTGCTTCATTTCAGACTTCTTAACACCTTTAGGTGATACTTGGCGTTGTAGTTCTGCAACCGCAGCAGGACCTATTAGTGGCTTCTTTGTTGTTGTCTTTGGCTTGGCTGTTGTCTTAGCAACAGGCTTACGAGTTGTTCTTTCATTTACCATTTTTACAGTTTTCTTTAATGGGTTTAGAAGATTGTAAGTAGTTGTCTTTACCGTTTTTCCAGATACTGGATTCTTTTTCATTGCCATTAGCACTTACACATCTTGTCTGACTTACCGCACTTGCGACACTTTCCTGGCTTTCTTACTGGCATTGTATCTCCTTAGACGAAGTGTTGATTCTGTTGGTTTTGTGCGATCAGTTCATCTATATTGACAACTACTCGCTTGCCCATCTCTGCACGAGATAGGAATGGGTTTTTAAGATGGTGTGATGCGTACTTACCATAGTTGAGCATCTCTCTTGCGCGGATCTCACAGAACCAAAGTGCCATTACCATATCTGTCTTACCCTTAGTAGTAGGGGTCCAGGTAATTAACTGCTCGATGAGCGCCTTGACATTTTCTGTTTGATCGCTAGGAAGATGGATGAGATTGTCTCTATGGTGCTTACCATCGTGCTGCTTCGTTCCAAACAGAGTGGACATACTGGCAACACCGAATCCTGCGTCCCACTTGTTGTTTCCTGTGTGGTGTTCACGTAAGATTACTCCTCTGGATGCAAGGTGTTGCTTAATTCCTTCGTCTTGTGTGAGGAAAGACTGGAACGCATTACGTTCAACAATCCACTCTGACGGGCCGTATAGGGAAGTCCAATTAAATATAAGCTCGCGAATGTCGGCAGGAGACGGTCTACTAATTTTAATAGCATCTACTATGTACCTCTTGTTCGAGTTGCGATCTATCGCATAACAAACAGCTGCGGTATCACCAATCATCGCTGGGTCTAGTCCACAGATAATTGAGAAACCAGATAAATCTCGTGGGTGACCGGGATGGCCTGCAACTAATGCACCAGACTTTCGCATTCCATCAATGGAGCCGCGAACACATACCGGGTCAAAGGCTGAGTTTTCAGATATATCCTGCTGCTGATACACCAACGCCCAGGTAGAAGCATCCATAGCTTGGCGTTCGTTGTATAAGTTACGACCAGACCAACGAGGGTATAGACCTTCTTCGTTTTTATCTGAATCTTCTTGTCCATCAAAGGGTGCATCTGAGTAAGGCCAGAGGGTTTCCCACTTATCAGGGTCTTCGTGCGCTGTTAAAAGTGCTGGCATAGCAAGATACGTCCACGGAACCAGACCGCCCGGATAGCGGTCCTCTTGACGAAGTTCGCGGTACAAGTCTACAGATGCAACGCGGGTTCCGATAATAATAAGTTTACCTGTAGGGTTCAAACGAGAACGCACATCCTGGGTAAGCCACTTAATCTGACGCTCAAAGTCGTTAGCGTTAGAAAGCGTCACCGCGTCATCTACAATAATCATATCTGCACGCTTACCGTAGATCTGGCCTCCGATACCGACGGCTTCGATGTTCGGATCTTTTTCGCTAGATTCACGTAGCTCATCACCAAAGGTGACACGGGTAGCCTGCCAGGAAGCAGACTTAGAGTTAAACCCTACGCCAGCAGCATAAGCGCTCTGGAGGTCTTCATACATAGGATGAGTCAGGCGTTGCTTGATGGCGTAGAGAAAGTCAGCAGCTAGGCGCTGGGTCTGGGAAACAATCAATACTCTAAAGTTAGGATTCTGGGCAACCATCCAGGTAACGTAATCAACTGTAATTGTAATTGACTTGGCGTGGTTGGGAGGGATATTGATAAGGATGCGGTTATTTGCCACACCCTTTTCAAACTTCATACTCGGATGTTGCCAGCTTGGTTCACGGCCTTCGATTACATCTACAATGTTTTGCTGATGGGGGAAGGTACGGCTGTGAAGGAAGCGTTGGCGAAACTCGGAAAATGAGATGTCGTGGACATCGCCACCGGCAAACTGCTTGTCCTTAAGACCTAGGCGGGTGCGGTCTACTTTATCTGCAAAGATCTTATCTGTACGACGGTAATACTCGTAGGTCTTAATAGATTTACCAGCAGAAGCGGTAGCCTGCTCAATAGTCATACCCTCTGCTACACAGCCAAGGATAATACGCTTGGCAATGTCGGCTGAATTATCTGCCACGTATCCTCCTTGTAGAGCGCCGAAGGCGCGTAAAAATTTTTTACAATTTGGGGACGGGCCGGAATCGAATTTTATTTATACCTGGTTCGGAAATGATTTATACCTGGTTAAGGTATAGATAGACCTATCCCGATTAAAAAGCGCCGCTAGCGTCGGGCTTAGCGCCCGAGGGAGCTACAGCGAACTGAGGGGTAAGTCAGTACTCGGCCTAGGGGCCTCGTAAGAGGCGGCCACGGGTCGCAAAGCCTATGCACCCCGCTTTGCTCCCCTACTATATATAAGGCAGGAAATTTAAGGCATTTCCCGCTTTCGCGGTGTGATGTTAATCACATCAGTAAAACCGCAGGTCAGAGGCCATATTCGCAGCTTTGACTTTAGCAAAAATATTTATTTGGGGAGTACAGGTACATACGCCAGCGGTTTAAGCACCCCGGGTCTGGTTGTCCAGCCCTAACGGTACGGTGGAGGGTTAGACAGTACAGGGCGGTACTGTCAATGGTGTTACTGTAAAGAATAGCGGGGCGGACTAACCTATCGGCAGACATACGCAATAGTAATGTGTCTTAATTAAGTAGCTATCGGCAGCCCTAACCCTTAACCCTTGTCTAATTAAGTAATGAGATCCTGTACCGATAACCTTGCAGCTGCTAACCGATAACCGATAACCGGTGGAGCTATCGCCTAACCTTGTCCGCTAACCCTTAGACATAACCGCGCCTATTGTCTAGGCATAACCCTATTAAATCGTTATCTAATCGTTACCTAATAACGCTTGATTAACCTTGCATAAGGTATAGTCACGCACTATTCTTTTACTAGTGGAGCTCACCTACAATTCCACGGTAAAGGGTTAAGACAATGACAAGATCTAAGCAAGACAAGGCAGACTTTATTGCTAACCTACGCGCCGGCGTAGAAGCATTAAAGGATCAAGGTATCACGCCACCTAGTAACCTACTAGATAGCTTCTCTCATAGTAACGCGATGATGATTATTCTGCAGAAGCCTAGCGCGACACAATGCGCTGGCTTTCACGCCTGGCGTGAAGCTGGCAGAAGCGTAAAGAAAGGATCTCGCGGAGCTGCAATTCTTGTGCCAATAGGTGCAGACGATGACGGAGACCTACGCTTTACCTGGCGTTATGTATTCGACATAAGCGACACGGAGGAGATTAGCGAGACATCTCCACGCTTAGCGCGTGAGCTGGCGGTGGCGTAATGGCGCGTTCACTAGTTAAGGTTATGAAGCAAGGCGTGGAGATCATTAACGCAGAATTGACTCTCGCGCAGCAGAAGCGGATCCTTGCAGCGTGGAAAGAATTAGAAAAATACGGAATAGGCTTCAATGATGAGAGAGTGAGCGCATAATGGCAATAATGAGCGCGGTTACACTTATTCAATGCCTAGCGGGAGAATTACTGGCAGATCCCGCGCTATTAACGGAGACTATAGGAGAGGAGGAGGATCTGCAGCGTGTTATCCGCAGCTATAGAACGGGAGACCTTACTTATAGCCAGGTATTGGACACGGTGAAAGATTACATCTAGTGCTTTACTATAGGGGAGAGTACGTGTATCCTCTCTCCTATGGTAGCTCACTAGGAGCTAACTATAGAAAGGGTTAGAGAATGAAGCAGGATAAAGTTATCAATGAGCAGGGAAGAAAGATAGTAAGCACCTACACGCTAGAAAATAACTATCGCGTGAAGCTTTCAACCTATCATTCATCTACTAGCAAGGTCATCTATTCCATTCTTTCGGAATGTATAACCGGCACTAGTGGGATCTTTACTATGGAGACCTTTATGATGTATCGAGACTATAACAAGAGAGTGCTAAGCGAGCC